GCCAGCTACAGCAGCGTACTGGGCATTTAAAGAACAGGTCCGGTTGCTTGGGATCAGCCTGCCGGAATCCGGTTATCACGTCACTTTCGTCATTCCCATGCCAAAGAGCTGGAGCCAGAAGAAGCGCGCACAACTGAACGGGCAGGCTCATCAAAATAAACCGGACAAAGACAACCTGGAAAAGGCGTTACTCGATGCCATCTTCGACGACGACAGCCGCGTCTGGGATGGCCGGGTCACAAAAGTCTGGGGTGAAAAAGGGCAAATCATCATCGGGGAATGCGCGAAGTGAACAGAGAACACATTGAGCATTACCAGGCAGAAAGCGTTAAGCGCGCAAATATGCCGTCGATTGCAAAACACGGGCAGAACAAGCGGACCAAACAACCAGAGAGGGCAGCAGCATGAATCTTGAAAACACAGTGAAATACCACTTCGCTAAATCCACGCTGATTAGCGACTCTCCGCGCGCTACTGCGTCAGACTCATTAACCGGTACAGATATCATGGCTGCAATGGGCATGACACAGGAGCGAGCTGCAATGGGATATAGCGCGTTCCTCGGAAAGATGGGCATCAGCCAGAATGACCGGGAGAGGGCGATCGAACTTCTGGCTGAATATGCCCTGACTAAATGCGATAGGGTGGCAGCGCTCCGCAAACTGGATACCGCTGTTAAACCGTTGGTGATGCACCAGTTGGCTACCTTCGCTTTTGAAGATTACTCGCGCAGTGCCGCCAGTACGAAAAAGTGTGATTGTTGCGATGGTGAGGGGTTCATTGAGGCTGATGTGTTCACAATGAAATCGCACTACACCATGAACCTCCCGCAGTGGGCAAAAGACCTTAAGCAATCGCCAAGCGATTTCGAGGTCAAGCGGCAGGTGAAAGAGGTGGCTCGGATACTGTGCTCAGCCTGTAAGGGTAAGAAGGTGGTTAGCTGCGCCTGCAATGACTGTCACGGGCGCGGGAAAGCGGTGAACCAGGAGCTCACTGAGAAGCAGGGTGTACCGGTTCTGTCCGATTGCAAGCGCTGCAGTGGTCGCGGGTATGAACGCATTCCATCAACCGAAGCCTATGCAGCTGTTTGCCAGATAACAGATGCCATATCTCTGGATACCTGGAAAAAGTCAGTGAAGCCGTTCTACGACCAGTTGATCACCAAATTCGACATGGAAGAAGCGTGGGCCGAATCACAGCTGAGAGCAATAACTCGATAGCGAAATAAATAATCGTGTTCTATTTTATTGTGAGCTATTTACTTTTCCCGAATCTGTGTTAATTTCTCTCTAACGATGGATTACTGCCTTCGTTTAAAGCCCTGCGGATAACACCGCGGGGCTTTTTTATGTCGTCAGAATGCATTAAAACCCACCAATCAGATTAAATGTTATGGTAAAGTGAATTTAAATTCACTTTAAGACATTCAATGGAAGGGTATGATTGTAAGAACATGGCATGGTTGCGTACCAGTACGACACGGTGATGGGTTTGCTGCGCATCTTGAGTTAACGGGAGTTAAGCACTCTAAAAGTGTTAATGGCAACCAAGGTGCATACGTACGGCGTGAACGACAGGGAGAATGGGAGCATTTCTTCCTGGCAACTTATTGGCGTGATCTCTCATCCATCAAGGCTTTCGCCGGTGAAAATTACCACGTAGCGGTAACCTATCCAGATGATGAGCAATTTGAGCTCCTTTCTGATCCCTATGTCTTTCAGTTTGAAGTGTCTGAAATGAATAAGCTCTGACTGAATAGTTCGGCAACAGTGATGAGGAAGTCCTATCCTCATTACAGAAATAAAGCCTGAGGATAACGCCTTGGACTTTTGCTTAATTCAGTTTGTAGTATATCTAGCGTCATTCATCTCAAACCAGCAATATACTCATCTCATCATTTTAAGGAGATGATCATGCAAGAAGGTTACTACTGGATTCAGCACTGCGGCAGGGTACAGGTAGCCTATTACACCAATGATGTTGTTGATGACCTGGAAACGGGAAAGTCCATCACTGGGGTCTGGCATCTGACGCAGGGCGATGGCATCTGACGCAGGGCGATGACATCTGCGACAACGGCGAGGCCGAAGTTTTACAGGGGCCTCTTTCCCCGCCACTCATCAAATAAGATATATTCTACTGAATTCATTGCACTTCATACCTTTTCAACTAATCTTTTTAGCATCCGGTGGAATGGATATGGAAGTGCTTGTACTTAGTGCTTTTAACTAACGGCGTGCATGCTGTTAATCCCTGATTGCCTGCTCTGTGAGTAGGCTTTTTTTTGTTCAAAGATAAGTTATTGACCACAGGAATGAATGGAGCGTAAATTATTTCTGTGGTGAATCCTTTCTAAGCGAGAGGGCGTTCCAGTCGACTGCTATCAGCAGGTATGCGCGCGGCTTTGCTGGCCAGGGGCAGAGTCACCGGGAGGCACCCGGCACCAAAACACAAATAACAACGATGCTTTAATTCCTTGAGAGCCTGCCGTAAACAGCAGGCTTTTTTTTATGGCTTTGTTAACAGCTGCTACGCTTTAAGTTGTGGGAAGTTCTTGAATGCCCGGTGGTTCTCCTGAACCTAGTGTGAATCAGCCGATACAGCTTCACCCGGGAGGCAGGATCAACTCGCACCTACCTCACAAATAGTCAACTCATTGGCCCGCTTCATAAGAGCGGGCTTTTTTTATTCCTCCGCACAGCACCCGCACGCAGCGAGGTGAGAGCATGTATCGCATGGAAAAAATAACCACTGGTGCTGCCTATGGCGCTTCAGCCGGGAGCATCCTAAACGGCATGTTGAATGCCTACAGCCCCGAGCAGTGGAACGCTATCGGCGTGCTGGTGGGTATCATCATTGCCGTACTGACCTATCTGACAAACCTTTACTTCAAGATCCGCGAAGACAATCGCCGCAGTAGGAGCCAAGATGAACCCGACACTCAGGAATAAGTTGATTGGAACTATTGTCGGTGGCTCCGGTGCTATCTCCATTGCGGCTGTAATGCTGGGCAATGCTGATGGGCTGGAAGGGCGCCGCTATTACGCTTATCAGGATGTCGTCGGTGTCTGGACTGTTTGCGATGGGCATACAGGTGCCGACATTCGCCGCGGTCATCGCTATACAGATAAAGAGTGCGACAGCCTCCTTAATGCTGATCTGCGAAAGGTGGCGAACACCATCGACCCACTGATCAAGGTTCGCATCCCTGAACCTACCCGCGCTGCTCTTTACTCCTTCAGCTACAACGTTGGATCTGGTGCATTCTCCAGCTCCACGCTACTGAAGATGCTGAACGCCGGAGATGTGCCTGGTGCCTGTAAAGAATTACAGCGCTGGACGTATGCTGGTGGCCAGCAATGGAAGGGGCTGATAACCCGGCGCGAGGTTGAGCGTGAAGTCTGTGAGTGGGGCCAGAAATGAGCCGATTAACAGCAATTATCTGCGCTGTCGCTATCTGCCTGCTGGTTTCCATGGCTTGGGCGATTAACCACTACCGCGGCAACGCCGTCACCTACAAAGAACAACGTGACAAAGCGACAGTCCGAGCAGACACCTCAGAGGCGATCACCAACAACGTGATCACCACGATGAACATCATCCGCGACATCTCACAGGCTACCCAGAATGCTAAGAACGAACTGGCCCAGAAAGGCGAAACGCGCATTGTCTACATCAGGCAGGCACTTGAAGGCGATCCGTGCGCTAACCAGCTTGTTCCTACTGCCGCTGCTAACAGCCTGCGGGAATATGCAGACAGTTTACGTCCCGGCTCCAGTGGTACCGATAAGCGCTGACCTGACCGGAGACACGCCGATCCCCGGAATGGCGTCTCCGTTCACGTGGCAAGCAAGCCTGGAATTAAACGCTCAGCTCTACAATGCGCTGGGTCAGTGCAATCTGGATAAGGCGGGCATAAGAGAAGTAGAAAAATCTCGAGCCCTCGATCAGAAATAAATACCCTTGCTTAGCGTTGCCGTTTCGATATCATCTATATGTTAACCCACGGAAAGTTCAAGGAGGTCTTTTTGACCCAGTTTTTGGACTTCCCCTTAAGCAACCGTTGATCTCGACGTCAGGGTTCCTGAGCCAGGGGTAACAGAACTCGAAAGGCTAGTGAGAAGGGAGAATTTCCGGGATGGGCAACCATCTTGAGAGTTTTTACCACCCGCGTCTGGGACGTTGGAGTCTCCCGCCATTCAGGTCGAGCTGTTTGGTTAATGCATGAAGAGCCAGGGGGCTCAGGTGACGTTGTTGCGTGCGGACTATACCGGCCTAGGGCTGGTATACACCCGAATGCTCAGTAATTCGCGTTAACCTGGCCTGCCTTTCACCTATACCGCCTTCGGGCGGTTTTTTTATCGCCAATAACATTAGTTATACCCGCTAAGGGATAAACAACTAAATTTCCTTTCAAGAGATAGGCACTACATCAGGTATCAACTTACTGCATGGACATTTCTAAAGATTACCCTTGTTATAGCCGATATTAGATGTTCATAACTATATGGAGTGTTGAGCATGAAGGCTGACATAAAGAGCGTAAATTTTGCTTGGAATATGTTATTTGAATCTGATTCTTTCGCTGTTTACCGAGTAAGTTGCACGTTAGAGACCCATGAAGGACAGATCAGTAATGCAAGTCATGTCTTTGATATATCAAAGATAGAAAGACCTTCTAATCTAAACCGAGCAGAACTTAAAGCTTATGAGTATGCTGCGGAACAGATAGGTTTAGAAATTGATAAATAATCGATGCCGCCTCCGGGCGGTTTTTTATTGGCATCACCATGGGTAGGCTCATTGTAATGGCAATATCCCCTGTTAGGGATAGGTATTTGAATAATCCTTAAAGCGGATAAAGAGGCTATGAATGTCCGACATCTACCAAATCACGCTAACCACCCAAACAGGCGAAACCTTCACGGGCAAGATGTCACGACGTTAGCCAAGGTTGGAGAACGGCTTCGTTGTGCTTGGGACAGTAACGTTAGAGAGAATGGTGCGACAGGGTGAAACAATCTACCCGACTGATCACGATTTTGACTTTATGGACCGCCAGACGAAGGAAGACATCTAGGCCCATAACAAAGCGTGGCAGGCCAACTGCCAGAAAGAAACTAGAGCCTCGCAATAGCGGGGCTTTTAACGTAACAAAGGTAAAGACGATGGATGAACAATATCGTAAAGACCTACAGCTTTGGTTTGGGCTTAGCTATTCATCCTTCTGTGTGATGCCTCGTGTATTTATGGAGGCAATGCCGAAAGAGTGGCAAGAGAAGATGGCCGAACTGTTGTTTGAATATAGTGATCGCATCGATACAGCGGTCTGTGGTGTGCATAGTTGCTTTGTCACTGCTAAAGATAAAGATAATCGCTTCATGAAAATGCCTGAGGAGATAATCAACTGTCGCAGTCCAAGCAAAGAGCTCATAGTCAGCTTTCTTAAGCCAGTTGAAGAAAACACCGATAAGGGATAAAGGTAAGCCACGCTGTGAAATGTTTCGAAGCTGAATTGACATCATAGTCATTAAAAACAGGTGTTTACATGTAAATTATGGTGTGTTTAGCTAGTATCTCAACTACACAGGAGAGAACGCATGACTCAGTCAAAGTTAGCTAAATTCTTGGACCTTACAGATGAACAACTGGAAGAGTCGGGAATTGATGAAGATTTGATCCAAGAGGATACTGGCAACTCTGGCGATATGGTTTATTCATACTACTTCAACGTTCCCGAAGAGACTTCAAAAGAAGTCCTAGATGAAAAGCAATGGGAAGTTGGCGAACGAATTGAAATACCACTTTGCTTCTTCGAAGAAGATGGTCCAGATGATGATGGTTGGGAATCGCTACCTGATTTTGATCCTGAAGAAGCTCAGCGTGAAAGAGATCGAAGTGACAGGGAAATCGAAGCTGACATAAAGCGAAGAGAAGAACCTTAAAACTAGCCGCCTTCGGGCGGTTTTTTATTGCCATCACCAAGGGCAGACCCATCGTAATGGCGATATGCCTTCAGGCTATGACAGTGTCGGCTGAAGAAGAAACCAAGGGCGACGGGTAGACTGTCAGTTGAACTTGAATGTCGGTGGTGACTATTTATGATCGCACTTGGCTTTAACATCCCCAACAAAGGAACCCACCGCATCCTGCATTACATTGTTGGAGTTTGTTCTGTTAAGAGTCATAAATGCTTTTGTGCCATCAGTAGAAATCTGCCATGTCTGAATCGTGATCCCTAAGTCAGTTTGGTACGTTCCAATCATCGATGTCGGACCGATCAAGGTATAGTCCATTATGCTGTCAGTAACGGAAGGGGAGTTTTTGTCAAAATTAAGGACAAACACCTTTCCGGAGTATCCGTCTTTTTGGAACTCAAATTGATTAAACTGCTTGGAACCTACGCCACTGAGATTTCCAACGACCCAGCAACCCGCATTAGCTGATGAAGCTGCAAAGAAGAACATTGCGCCTAATAAGCATCTCTTTGTCATTATTAATTATCCCTGATTATTATTCGAATGGATGGTACTCACGTAGAAATAATAACCGTATTCGAATTTTGGTAAAGCTATCCAACTGACAATCGTAATTTAGAGAAAAAACTATGGCAAAACCGGACTGGGGAGCCCTCCAACAACGGTTCCTGTCCGACCATGCCAAAACCGGCATTTCCCCTAAAGAATGGTGCGTAGCGCAGGGACTCAATTACACATCAGCCCGCCGATACATAAAAAATCCAACTGCGCAAAGTGCGCAAAAAACTGCGCAGAAGAAATTGCGCACTGCGCAGAAAGTTCAAAGCGCAGAAGAACTGGTGGATGATGATGGATTAACGGTGCAGCAAAGGTGTTTTGTCTCAGAATACCTGAAGGATGGTAATGCTACACAGTCAGCTATCCGTGCGGGCTACAGTGAGAAATCAGCTGAACAAATTGGCTATCAACTCCTTCAGAAAACTTCAGTTGCTCAGGCAATTGCGCAGCAGCAGAAAGCATCTATTATGCGCACGCTTGGCAGTGCCGATGAAGTCCTCGCGCAGATGTGGCAACTCGCCACCTTCGATGCAAACCAACTATCACAGTATCGCCGCGGAGCCTGTCGCTATTGTTGGGGCTTTGGTCACCATTACCAGTGGCGTGATGCTGTGGAGTTTGACGAGGCGCTCGTGAAAATCGCGGGCAAGGAAGGAGCTAAGCAACCGGAAGACCCTGGCGGGTATGGCTATGACCATAATCGTGAACCTCATCCGGAATGCCCGCGTTGTAACGGCGATGGGGTTGGACAGCCATACTTCGCCGATACCCGGAAACTATCGCCTGATGCTGCGCTCGCTTATTCCGGTGTGAAGCTGGGTAAGAATGGCGTTGAGATAACGGCCATCAGCCGAGAGCGGATGTATGAGGCGGTGATGAAGCGTCTGGGTCTGGCTGATAGTGAGTTTGCTCAGAAACTCCAGCAGATTGAAATCGAGCGCCGGCAGCTGGAGATTGAGAAGTTACGTAAGGAGCTGGCAACCGATCCTGAAGATGATGTACCAGTGCCGGTGGCAATCAACATTAACGTGGTAGATGCGAGGATTCGTGATGATAGCGCCGACGCTTAATGTCCCCCAGGCGCGCTTTCTTGCCATGCCGCATAAATTTAAAGCCTATGTTGCCGGGTTCGGTTCCGGTAAGACGTGGGTTGGCTGCGGCGGTATCTGCAAAGGTATGTGGGAATTTCCCAAATCAACCAGGGCTACTTCGCGCCTACCTATCCGCAGATACGTGACATCTTCTATCCGACGGTCGAAGAAGTAGCTTTCGACTGGGGGATGAACGTCAAAATCAATGAAGGGAACAAAGAGGTTCACTTCTACGCGGGACGTCAGTATCGCGGTACCACGATTTGCCGCTCGATGGAAAAGCCTGGCTCGATTGTCGGCTTTAAAATCGGCAACGCTATGGTTGATGAGCTGGATGTTATGGCCGCACCTAAAGCGCAGCAGGCATGGCGAAAGATTATCGCCCGTATGCGTTACAAAGTGGATGGCCTGCGTAATGGCATCGATGTCACCACTACGCCGGAAGGGTTCAAGTTCGTCTATCAGCAGTTTGTTAAAGCTGTGCGCGATAAGCCTGAACTGGCAACGCTGTACGGCCTGATTCAGGCCTCTACATTCGATAATGAGAAAAATCTTCCGCACGATTACATTCCGTCGCTGATGGACTCGTATCCGCCAGAGCTTATTAAGGCGTATCTGCGCGGGAAGTTTACCAACCTGACCAGCGGGACCATCTATCACCAGTTCGATCGTCAACTGAATGGCTGCACTGACGAGGAACAGGCAGGCGAACCGCTGTACATCGGCATGGACTTTAACGTCGGGAAAATGGCGGCAATTGTTCACGTACTGCGCGATGGAGAACCACGTGCTGTTCGCGAACTGGTGAAAGTCTATGACACCCCAGCGATGATTAAACGCATCCAGGAAGAGTTCTGGCGCTATGAGGGAGGGCGTTATGTCTCCTCACGTCAGATTTACATCTATCCAGATGCTTCTGGCGATTCTCGTAAGTCGAACAATGCCAGCGCCACGGATATCGCGCAGCTTAAGCAGGCTGGTTTCAGTGTTGTGGTTAATGCTGCGAACCCACCAGTGAAAGATCGTATCAATTCTGTGAACGCGATGCTCTGCAACGGCAACGGTGAACGCCGCTACAAAGTGAACGTCACCCGCTGTCCGGTCTATACCGAGAGTCTGGAACAACAGGTGTGGGCGGCGAACGGCGAGCCTGATAAATCAGCTGACAACGATCACCCCAATGATGCTGGTGGTTATTACATCGTGAAGCAATTCCCGATCATTAAACCCACCGGCAAAGTCACCAAACTACGGATGTAACGCCATGCCTGATATTTCAACACCCAATCTGGACTATGGGAACATGGTGCAGGCGTGGGACGTTAACGACGCCCTGATGGGCGGCACGCTGTATATGCGTCAGCTTGGCGAAGCATTCATGCCACGCTGGCCGAAAGAAGACAAAGAGGACTATAAGAAGCGCCTCGACGTGGCCACGCTATTGCCAGCCTACGAAGAGACGATTAACCAGAATGTTGGGCGTGTTTTTGCTGAGCCCATCCATCTTGGTGAAAACGTACCGGGTGCGCTGCGTGAATTTGCAAAGGATGTGGATCTGGAAGGTACTCGCCTTGATGTCTGGGCGCAGGCCTTCTTCAGCTTGGCGATGCAGTATGGCCTTTCTCATGCGCTGGTGGATTTTCCGCGCGTGGACGCCGAACAGGTGAAGACCAAGGCAGATGAAAAAGCCACCGGCGCGCGACCCTACGTAACCATGCTCAATCCCCGCCAGGTAATTGGCTGGAAGTCGAAGATGGTCGGCGGTAAGGTTCAGCTCGCAGCATTGCGCATCAAAGAGGTTGTGGTTGAAGATGGTGACGACTTCGGGCAGAAGAAAGTCGAGCAGATCCGCTATCTGACCCCAGGGAAAGTTGAGATTTACCGCAAGTCTACTGCCGCTGAGGGCTCGGCAACCTGGGCACTGCATGAGGAATGGGAAACTTCCCGCAAGGACATCACGCTGGTCACGCTTTACACCAAGCGCACCGGTTTTATGTGCGGCTCTCCGCCGCTGCTCAACATGGCGTTGCTTAACATCAAGCACTGGCAGAGCCAGAGTGAGCAGGACAACATCCTGCACGTCGCCAGGGTGCCAATACTGACAGTTTTCGGTCTCGAGGAGGGGCAGGAGCTGACGATCGGATCATCATCAGCCGCTTCATTCACCGATCGGCAGAAGCAGGGGCTCGAATACGTCGAGCACACAGGTTCCTCCATTGGCGCTGGCAAAGAGTCGCTGGCTGAGCTGATAGAGCAAATGCGCCAGGCTGGCGCGAAGTTGCTACGCACCGATAACACCTCAACCAAGTCAGTAGACCAGACCTCGGAAGAGAAGATGCAGGAGCAGTCGCCGCTCTACACCATGGCAACCAGCCTGGAAGACGCGATCGACAACATTCTGCAAATCATGGCTGAGTACATAGGCGAGAAGGAAGGTGGCAACGTAGATGTCCGCACCGAACTGGATGTTGAATCGAAAGAGTTCAATCCTCCAGCGGCAATGGCCATTCAGTCCCTGCGGCAGGGCGGCGACCTTCGTCGCATCGATGCCATAAAGGCCCTGCAAAAACTCAATCTGATTGATGCTGATGCGGATCCGGAGAAGGTTCTGGATGAGTTGCTGGCCGAGTCTGCGTCGCTGACCGAACCGCCGCCGGAAGAGGTGTGATATGGCCCGCTCTGTTAACGATCGCCTACAGGACGAGACGATAGCGCACGGACTGTATGTGAGCCGCTACGGTACTGGCGTCGCCCGGCGCATGGTGGTTCTACTCAATAAGCTGGATTCCGAACTGGCTGCAAAGCTGATGGTGTTGCTGGATGGTAAGCGTGCAGACACCTATAGTGCCCGCCGCCTGGCATCGCTGCTGGCTGGTGTACGGGACCTCAACCAACAGGCCTACGAATCGGTTAATACCGCGTTGACCCGCGAACTGACGCGCTACGTTGATTATGAAGCCGGATATCAGATGGACCTGTTCAGCAGCGTAATCCCTCAGCAAATACTGAAACATGTCCCGCTTCAGAGCATCGCGCCAGAGCAGGTTTATGCCGGAGCTGTGGCGCAGCCGTTCCAGGGGCGGTTGCTGAAAGAGTGGGGGAAGAAACTCGAAACCGATCGGCTGGACAAGATTACCAATGCCGTTCGCTCCGGGTTCCTCCAGGGTGAAACGGTAGAGCAAATTGTTAAACGTGTCGCCGGAACGCCGCATCGCAACCGTGAAGATGGGGTGATCAACACAGCCCGTCGTGACCTGGCGGTGGTGACACGTACCGCGGTGAATCACATGGCCGCCACAGCGCGCCAGGAGTTCGCCCAGGCCAATAGCGATATCGTGAAGGCCAAGCAGTGGTCCTCAACACTCGACACGCATACCAGCCAGTGGTGCATTATCCGCGACCGCAAACTCTACACGCTCGACGGCAAGCCGCTGGGGCATGTAGTTCCTTATCTGCGCGGACCTGGCAAAATCCACTTCTGCTGTCGTTCCGGCGAAATCCTAATCACGAAATCGTGGGAGGAATTGCAGATACCACTTGGCGAACTGAGCAACGCTACACGCGCCTCGATGGACGGACAGGTACCAGCGCATACCAGTTATGCCGAATGGCTTACCCGACAGCCGTACGCGCGACAGGAGCAGGTACTGGGCGTTACCCGCGCGATGATGCTGCGTGACGGCAAAATCACTGTGCCGGAGATGTTCAACGATGCCGGGGAGTTTCTCACTCTGGATGCACTACGACGACTCGATGCTGCTGCATTTGAATAACACAAACCAAATTAATCTCAGGCTGCCTTCGGGTGGCCTTTTTTATTGCCATAAGCCGGATGGCGAGTGGTGCAACGGTCGGATGACCTCGAAAAGGTATAAACATGAAACTGAAGACAGTAGAAGTGAACGGCAAACAGTATGCGGAAGTTGATGCTGGTGGTCTGCCCGTCTACGTCCATGAGGATGGGCAGGAAGTTGGCTTTGATGCTGTTCAGGCCGTTGGAAAGATTTCTGCGTTGAATGGTGAAGCTAAATCTCACCGTGAAGCGAAAGAGTCTGCTGAAGCCAGTCTGGCCAAATTTGCCAAAATTGGTGACCCGGCTAAGGCGATTGAAGCACTGGATATGATGACCAAAATTGACCAGAAAAAACTGATCGACGCGGGCGCAGTTGACCAGGTCAAAGCGGATATCACTAAATCATTCCAGAGCCAGCTTGATGAGGCTACACAACGAGCAACGACTCTGGAATGTCAGCTTTACCAGGAGATGATCGGCGGGCGATTCTCCGGTTCTAAGTTCATCGCAGATAAAGTGGCCATTCCATCAGATATGCTTCAAGCCCGTTTCGGCCAGTCATTCAAAGTTGAGGATGGCAAAGTCGTCGCATACGACGGCGCTGGCAATAAGATTTATTCCCGCTCTAAACCTGGCGAGCTGGCTTCCTTTGATGAGGCGCTGGAATTCATGGTGGAGCGGTACCCTCAGAAAGACCACATCCTGAAAGCCAGCGGTAATCAGGGGACAGGTTCTCGCCAGACCCAACACACTGCCGGTCAAAAGACCATGAAGCGTGACGCGTTCACCACTTTGAGTCCGGCAGAGCAACAATCGACCCTCAAAGACGGTATCACCATCGTCGACTAACCCCTTTACCAGTGGCCGGATGGCGGCTGGTGCAAGAGCTGGATAGCTCAACCAACCCTAATTTATTATCTCGAAGGAAACCATAAACATGGCTGGAAACACACTTACCGGGTTGATCCCGACTATCTTTACGGCTCTGGATACCGTATCTCGTGAACAGGTCGGGTTTATTCCCTCTGTATCGCGTAATGCGAAAGCTGATGCGACAGCGAAGGGGCAATCTGTCACAGCGCCAGTCGCACCGCCTGCAACGACGGTCGATATCGAACCCGGAGCTACAGCGCCAGATGACGGTAACCAGAATATCGGCAACATCGAAGTTAAGATCACCAAGTCCAAAATGGCGCCGGTCAAATGGAATGGTGAAGAACAGCTGGCGCTTGGCCCTGCTGGTACGTATAACACCATCCTGGCCGATCAGTTTAAGCAGGCATTCCGCGCACTAGCTAATGAGATGGATGCCGACCTCGCCGCCTTGTATTACGCCTCCTCACGTGCTGTCGGCACCGCCGGCAAAGCTCCATTCGGTACAGCTGGCGATTTATCTGATGCGGCCAATGCGCGTCAGGTTCTGTCTGATAATGGCTCGCCAACGACTGATTTACAGATGGTTCTTGGATCTTCAGCCATTGCTAACCTTCGCGGTAAGCAGTCGGTCCTGTTTAAAGTTAACGAGTCGGGAACCGATTCGCTGCTGCGAGAGGGCATCGTAGGTCGCCTCGAAGGCTTCAATATCCACGAATCAGCGCATGTTAAAAAACGTGCGGCTTCTGCTGCTGCGGGTTATCTGGCTAATGGCACAAAGGAAGAAGGCGATGTACTGATTTCGATTGATACTGGCACGGGGGCTTTTGCTGTCGGCGATGTTGTTACGTTTGCTGGTGATAGCAATAAGTACCTGATCGCTGCGGCTACTGCCACGGTTATTACCCTGGCTTCTCCAGGCCTGCGTCAGGCACTGCCAGATAATACCGAAATTACCGCCGTTGACTCCTTCACCGCCAATATGGCGTTTGACCGTAATGCATTCCTGCTGGCATCTCGTACTCCTGCCATGCCTCAGGGCGGTGATACCGCGGATGACGTGATGAACGTTACAGACCCGGTTTCTGGCATCACTTACCAGGTGGCTTTGTACCGTCAGTACCGCCAGGTGCGCTATGAGGTCGGTTTGTCATGGGGCGTCGCTCCAGTCAAAACAGAGCACTCTGTTTTGCTGTTGGGTTAACCATAAGGGGGCTCTGGCCCCTTTGTTTTTCAGGAGGCCCAATGGCCGGATTAACCAAAGAGCAGCGTGCGCAGCGTGAGGCTGAAAAACTTGCAGCGCAGAACGGTGCTGAACAAACTCCTGCGCAGCAGGAACAGCAGCAGGAACAGCAGCAGGAACAGCAGCAGGAACAGCAGGGTATTGAGCTGGTGTTCATGGTGCGTGATTTTCCTGAGTTCCCTGGCGGCCCGCTGAGCGCGGGAGTTCACCCTGACGAAGTTGATAACTGGCTGGCGCTTGACTGGCGCCTGGAGGACTAACCATGCTGGTTACCGATCCCCATTCGCCTGACTTCAACACCTACGCCAGCGTTGATAACCTGCGCGCGTTCGCAGCTGGGCGGGGATATACCATTCCCTCCGATGATGGTGAGTGTGGGCAGCTGCTGATGCAGGCGATGGATTATCTGGAAGGTAAGTCATGGCGTGGGCAGCGCTCTCACACCTCACAACCACTATCGTGGCCGCGTACAGGCGTGCGCTTCGATGGTGTTGACCTGCCTGATGACGCTATCCCGCAGCGTCTGGTTGATGCTCAATGCCGCCTGGCCGTCGAATCGCAGGAGATAAACCTCACTCCTTCGGTTGCTGGTGGAGGGGCAGTGACGATGGAGCGCGTCGAGGGTGCGGTAACCGTCCAGTACGAGCCCGGGACCAACAAGGCATCACCGTCATTTCCCTGGTTCTATTCATCGATGCGCGGACTGGTGGTGGGCGGCAATCAGATCCGCGTCGAAAGGGGCTGATATGGCAATCAACTACCTCCGTATGCGTGCGACCGCGACACGGCTGCTTATCGAGAACGGAAGGACCTACCCGCTGACCCGCGGCGGCAGCACTACTCGCGATCAGTTCGGTAAGGAAGTCACCACGCCGGTGACCACTGCGACCGTCACCGGCGTTATTACCGAATATTCCTCCCGAGAAATTGATGGTTCGCTGATCGCCACCGGCGATAAGAAGTTGGCAGCCACATTCGAAACGGAAGTGCGTATCGATGACCGCATTGAAATTGAAGGCAAAAAATGGCGTGTGGTGCAGCCGAATCCAGTCAAGCCTGCTGATGTGCTTATCTCCTACAACATCCAGTTGAGGGCGTGATTATGGCCAGCACTGTAAACCAGCCTTTTTTGGCTGCCATTCAGTTGTTCGTGGATAGCTCAAAAGAGGAGATGGATGAGGTGGTACGCAGGACGGGTATTAAAATCCTTGGTCGCCTTATTGAAATGTCTCCGGTTGGCCAACCAGAAACATGGGAGGTGAATCAGACGGCATCAGCCTACAACACCGCCGTTCGTGAGCATAACGCGGCTCTGCGTGATGACCCGGCCAACCTGACTAAATCAGGGCGGCTTAAGCGCGGTCTGCGTGTCAACGACTCGATGGATATCAAAAAGCCTGAGGGGTATGTCGGCGGGCGCTTCAAAAACAACTGGTATGTCGGTTTTGATAACAAGCCTACAGAATCGAATGATACTCCTGATGCATCCGGGCAAGGATCTCACTCTCGCGGGCAGGCAGTGCTCGAGGTTTTCCGGGTTGGGCAGGTAAGCACGATTTATTTCACCAACAATTTGCCATATGCGCAGGCGCTGGAGAATGGGCATTCGAACCAGGCTCCAGGTGGAATGGTTGGCCTGACAGCGATTGATGCTGCTCAGTATTTCAGGGAAGCAATGAGTGAGGTACGCAATGGCCAGTGATCAGTCAATGCGAATAGCTGAGCTGCTGGAGGGGCGTATTGCAGTTATCTGCACTTCGCTCGGTCTGCCAGTAGCCTGGCCGAACATCGCGTTCACTCCTCCTGATAATGAGCCTTACGGGCGTGTTTATGTTTTACCGGCGCAAACCGTAGGACAGGATCTTGAAGGCCAATTGCGCACGTACCAGGGCATTCTGCAGCTCAACATCATTGCGCCAGCAGGTGGCGGGGTGACGCTGGCGAGAGGGCTGGCTAAGTCTGTCGCTGATGCTTTTCCCGAGGGGCTGCCGCTGGTGGATGGCGACTTGACCGTCTACATCAACGGCCCGCCTCAGGTTCGGCAGCCAATACAGGATCGTCCCACCTCAGCACCCAACGGTAGTAGTGGCTCCATCACCTATACCACCCCCATCAGTATGCAGTATCGCGCTGATTACTAACCCGCCGCATGGCGGGTTTTTTATTCCCTAAATTCAGGAGAATGAAATGTCATTCGCAATCCCTAACGGGTCACGTGTGAACGTGGCCAAGGCCTATCTTGCACCGATTATTTTCACTGCGGCATCCAATGCGACGGAATGCGAACTGACCGTTGCATCCGCCGCCGGCATCCTGGCTGGCGATGTTGTCCAGGTCACCTCTGGCTGGCTTAAGCTCGACAACATGGTACTGCGCGTTAAGTCTGTTGCCGGCACTAAAATCGTGCTGGAAGCGTTTGATACCACCGACACCATGAAATTCCCTGCGGGTACCGGAGCAGGCACGATTCGTAAAATCGATTCGTGGATCACCATGCCTCAGGTCATGACTTTGTCTACCGAAGGAGGCGATCAGCAGACCATCAGCGTGCAGTTCTTGGAAGATGATAAGGCCCGAACCATCCCGACGTTTAAAAATGCCGTTGTTCAGGTCTACACCTTCGCACATGACCCGCTTTTGGCTATCTACAAACGACTCATTGAACTGGATGAGTCGAGCGATACAACCGCAATTTGGTTCCACAACCAGCGCGGCAAGGCTGACCGTTACTATTCTGCGAAAGTATCGTTCCAGAAGGTTCCAAAGACCGAAATCAACGCTGTCGAAAGCAATGAAGCGCGCATGAACTTCGAATCGGATATGCAGATTTACCCGATCGTTGACGCCTCTGCGGTGCCGCTGGCGTTCCTGACAGATCTGTCCCCAACCAAATCTGTTGCCACTGGCGCAGCGTTGGATCTGGCTGTGGTTATGCAGGGCGGTTCCGCGCCATACACCTACGTCTGGAAGAAAGCGGGTACAGCCATTCCGGGCAAAACGGCCTCGACGTTCAACATCCCGTCTGTGGAATCCGGCGATGCTGGCTCTTACACCTGCGAAGTCACTGACGCCGCTGGCAAGACCATCACGTCTGCTGTGTGCGCCGTCACTATCAGCTAACCAATTATGCCCGGTTCGCCGGGCCATTCTGAGATAAATCCATGACCAAATTCTCTCTGATCCCGAATCCTACCTTTTCCGTAACCGCCAGCATCCCACGCGCTGGCGCTGAAGACGGCAAACTGACCTTCACATTCCGCCATAAAACGCTGGAAGAATTGCGCGCAATGGACGAAAAGCTGCACAAAGCTGCTGAGGGGAAAAAAGCCCCTACTGAGCCACAGGCCGACTACCTGATGGAAATTGTTGAAGGTTGGGCGCTTCCTGACGAATTCACCCGCGATAACGTGATCACACTGCTGAAGAACTACCCGCGGGCCTTTGACAGCATCGGCCTGGCCTACACCAAAGAGCTGATGGGTATCCGCGAAAAAAACTGAGGCAGGTCGCCGCAGCGATGTATACGCCAGGACCGACGCTCGCGGAGCTGAGCGCTTTTGGTTTAACGCCTGAAGATGTTGAGGAAGAGGTGGGGATCCTGCCATCGGTATGGGAAACCTTCACCATCTTCTCCACGTTGGCGACCCAATGGCGCGTCGGTGCGAGTGGCGCTACCGGGCTTGATTACAACGTTCTCCCTTGGGTGTTTCAGTTGCACGGGGTGGAGGATGCGGCGGCCTGCATGGCTGATCTTCAAATTATGGAAAGTGAGGCTCTCAAGGTAATGCATAAGGAGACGAGAAAATGACAGATCAGATCGCCTCGATTACCTTGAAGGCTGATGTCTCTGACCTGAAAACAGCCAGCAACGAACTGGATAAACTCGGTGAAGCGGCGGCAGGCGCCGTCGAGAAAGCGGATGATCTTAACAGTGTATTCCGTGCCGGTGCGGAGTCTGCAAAGCAGGGTAGCGAAGGTATCAAAGAGCAGCAGGCTGCGCTTAAAGGCCTGCTGGAGAATATCGACCCGGTAAACAAGGCACTGAACCGGCTGGATGAACAACAGGCTGCGCTGCGTAACTTTCAGACCAAAGGCTTTCTGGATACTGAAGATTTTCAACACTACAACAAGATCCTCGATGATACACGCTTAAAGCTGACGGACACCGGGGAAGCCGCAGCGAAGGCTCAGGCAGAACTGGCAGTAACCCAGGCTGCCGAGAAGCAATCCGCCGCGCTGAAGAATCTGCTGAGCTCTATCGACCCGACCATTCGCGCATTCTCTTCGCTTGATGAACAACATGCGCAACTGGTGGCACATTTCGAAGCGGGGCGTATTAACAGCACCCAGTTCGAACACTTCAACACCATCCTCAACCAGACGCGTGAGCGTCTGTCTGGCGTCGCTGACGTACTGCCTGAGGCGTTATCACGTCAGGAAGCTGCCGCGCGTCGTGCTGGCATTTCTGTGGGCCAGTACAGTGCAGCGATGCGTACGCTTCCGGCTCAGTTCACGGATATCGCCACGCAGTTAGCTGGTGGGCAGTCGCCATTTCTTATCCTGCTCCAGCAGGGCGGGCAGATTAAAGACCAGTTCGGCTCAGTGCAGGGTGCTCTGTCGGGTGTGGGTGAATACATTCGCAGCATGGTCGGGATCATCAACCCAACCACGATTGCTCTGGGTGGGCTGATTGGCACTGTGGGCTTACTGGCCGCGGCAGCATACAATTCATCTGAACAGTTCGATCAGGTGGCCCGGTCAGTCATCATGATGGGTGGCGCCGGCTTTGCCTCGATGCAGCAGCTTAATCAGGCAGCTGAAGAGGTTGCTGGTAAGACGAACACATCGATCAGCTCTACTGTCGATACGCTGGTTACGCTGAATGACACTGGCAAATATACCGCCAGCCAGATGAAGCAGATTGCCACATCCATCACCCTGATGGGCAAGGCTGGCAGTGACACCAAAACGGCGATGGCCGACTTCGGCAAGATTGTCAGTGACCCAGTGAAAGGGCTGGCAAGCCTGAATGAACAGTATGGTTTTGTTGACGAAGCCATGATGAAGCACATCATCCAGTTGCGTAAGCAGAAGGGTGAACAGGCGGCTGTTAACGAAGCCATTGAGCTGTTCGCAGGCGTAATGACAAAGCGCGCAGAAGAGACCAACAAGGCCACCGACAATATCGGGCAATCGTGGCAGTGGTTGAAGAAAACAGCATCTGACACCTTCGATGATATAGGTATTACCGTACGCGCCTGGGGAAACCAGATCATCGATATTTTCGAACTGGTTAAGTCATCGATTAAAGATCTCTTCCTCAATATCACTTCACTGGATGCCAAATTCACTGGCACGTTAGCAGGCTGGGCTGAAAAAATACCTGGCGGCGGTGCGCTGGCTAATTTCCTCGGTATGGATGTCGAGGCTATGAAAAAGGCGGGAGTGGAAGCTGATATAGAAATTGAGGCGAATAAAAAACGGTATAACGAACTTTGGAAACGTGTAACTGACCCTAATGCCCAGGCAAATTACGAAGCTGAAGCCAGAGGAGCTGGAGTATCCGGTGACGGTGGAACCAGTCGCGAATCGAGAGATGCAGTCTCGAAGCTTGCAGAAGACTCTGCGAAAAAAAACAAAGAGGCAAGAGCTACGCTGGATGCTGGCGATCGCACCCTGGAGAACTACCTCGCCCAGGCCAGGACCCTAACGGAAACGCTAGAAACCCTGCGTCAGACCGGCGATATTCACGCCAAAAACACTGAATTCAGTAAGCAGCAATCCCATTTTGCGGAGCTGGACGAGGCCGCCAAGACTCGAGCGCTGACTGCGCAGGAGAAATCTCTTCTCTCGAACCGAGAGGCCATCCTCAACGCTGCCAAAGTTGTGGATCAGAAAAATAAGGAAGTCGAAGCCCAGCAGAAGATTAACGGGCTGGCGCAGCAGGCGAACAAGTACGTCACACAGATGGCGGAAAAAACCGATGCATTACGTGATAGCGCCGGGTTAAGTAGTCGTCAAACGCAGCGTCTGATGGAAGAGGCGCAACTTCGTCAAGGATGGCTGAATGGTGGCGGCAAGCTTGAAGATGCAGGCTATGCGAAAGAGCTGGCAGCGCTTCGGAATTACTATGCTGAAGAAGACAAACTGCGCGGCGACTGGAAGGCTGGCGCAGTAAGCGGCTGGAATGAGTATCTTGATGCCGCCACGAACACCTATGACGCTGTTAAGAACGTAGCCAGTTCTACGTTAACCGGATTATCTGACATGCTCACCGAACTAATGACAACCGGTACCGCTTCGGTTAAAGAGTTCGGCAAATCAATGCTTAAGATGATCCTTGAGGTGACAAATCGCCTTATGGTTGCTTATGCGGTTCAGGCGGCGATGGGCTGGATAAGTGGTGGAAGTAGCGGTGGCAGTACTCCTGGTGGGGCATATGCTAACGCTGCTGCTGGCGTAACGTTCAATGCCAAAGGCGGCGTGTATGAGTCATCCGGGTTAAGTAAGTATGTGAATGGCGTCTACGATTCTCCTCAATACTTCACGTTCCAGGGGGCGTCGAAGTTTGCCAAAGGTGGCGTCTTTGCTGAGGCAGGTGCAGAGGCAATCATGCCACTGACGAGGGATTCCGCTGGGCGACTGGGTGTTCGTGCTCAGGGCGGTGGCAGTATGGCCCCGGTTATTAATACCACCGTTAATGTCGATGCTGGTGGTTCGGTAACAACCCAAACATCCAGTTCTGGTGATGCCATGGGGCGCGCACTTGCTGATGAAATGCAGAATGCTGCGTTGCAAGTGATACAAAAACATCTCAAACCAGGCGGGATAATCTACAACTTCAGCAAAGGTAGATAGCCCGCTTCGGCGGGTTTTTCCGCTGAGTGAATGCTGTTAGGATTAGTCCGGATTTTTACTGAGGGGATAGGGAAATGAAGAAAGCTCTCGTTGTTTTATTGGTGTCATTTTTCTCATTGGCCGCAACGGCAGCAAACAAACCATGCTCAGGTAAGAAAGGCGGGATATCGCATTGCTCGGGTGAAAAGTTTGTTTGTAATGATGGCACTATCAGCAAGTCAAAGAAGGTTTGTCAGAAATAACCGTCGATAATTAGAACTCACAATCAATATTAAACCCAGCTCCGGCTGGGTTTTTTTATGGAGTAAATATGGCCGTTGAGACATATAGCTGGCGCTCTCAACTCGGTGCTGGCGCGATTGAATATAGTCAGACCGTAAGGTCAGCGCAGTTCGGTGATGGGTATGAGCAGGTTGCTGAGAATGGAATTAACTCCAACGCTATTCAGGTGCCGATGAAGCATACAGGTACCGAGAAGGAGGTGGATACTATTCGTGATTTCCTCCTGGCCCATACCGTAAAAGCTTTCATCATTACGCCGCCTGGTGAAGAGAAGGGGCTTTACCGCGTCGTAGCCGATTCGGTTCGCAAAACTCAGATCAGCAGCAAATTCGCTGAGCTGACATTCACTATCAAACGGGCTTACGGAGTCTATGCATAATGGCATTAGTCGATCAGGCGGCGATGCTGGCACCGGGTGGCAGAGTCCGCCTGGTTGAAGTCGACGCCTCAGAGTTTAGTGGTGGGATTCACCGTTTTCATTATGCACCTTTCCCTCATACACCGGCCGAGATAGAGGCAGCGAATGGAGATGAGAATAAGCTCGGTCCCAAGCCCGTCATCTGGGCAGGTAATACCTTCGATTTCTGGCCGTTTCAGATTACCGACCTGGCGGTTTCAACCGAGCAGGCCGCAGAACCAAAGCTCAGCGTTTCTAACCTCGACGGCCACATCACAGCACTTTGCCTCCAGTTTAAGGATATGGTGAATGCGAAGGTGAGCATCATCGACACCTACGCTGTTTACCTCGATGCTGTGAACTTCCCTGGTGGCACAAATCCGACCGCAGACCCGACAATGTTCACGCTACAGACTTTCTGGCTGGACACAAAAACATCTGAAGATGATGAAGTGGTGACCTGGTCACTTAGCAGTCCAGCCGACCTGCAAGGGTTGCTGATCCCCACCCGGCAGATAACGTCTCTTTGTGAGTGGACGCTGCGCGGGCAATACCGAAGCGGCGACGGCTGCACCTACAACGGCACAGCTTATTTCGATGCTAAAGGCAATGCGGTCGCTGACCCGGCGCTGGATGTATGCGGGGGATGTCTAAGTGACTGCCGTAAACGCTTCGGTGCAGGGCTCGCTGAGCCTAATGCTGCTGTTCTGGATTTTGGCGGCTTCCCGGCGGCCGTTCTCATCTCACGATAAACGGACATCCAAATGAATAAAACAATCATGGCGGCTATCCGCGCTCATGCAGTGGAGGAGTCCCCGCGCGAGTGCTGCGGCTTTGTAATTCAGTCTGGCCGACGCCAGCGCTACTTTCCGGTGCCCAATACCCACGAAAATCCGACAGAGCACTTCCGTATCGATGGTGAGCACTGGGCGAACGCTGAGGATACCGGAACAATTGTCAGAGTCATCCACTCACATCCTGGAGATGGTGCGCGGCCTATCCCGTCAGACCTCGATCGCCAGCAGTGCAATAACTCGGGAGTGGTCTGGGGCATCTACGCGCCGGACTGTGATGAGTACGCTGAGATAACGCCTGAGTCCATCCCGCTTATTGGTCGTCCATTCATTCTGGGCTCTCACGACTGCTGGGGGCTTATTATGGACTGGCACGCAACTCAAGGCGTGATGCTTAACGATTTCCGCGTCGATTATCCATGGTGGGAAAGCCAGTACCCGGACAACCTTTATTTCGATAACTGGGAGCGGGAAGGGTTCATTGAATGTGACCCGATGCCCGGCTGCATGGTCATCATGCAGGTTGAATCCGGTAAGTGGAATCATGCGGGGATCATTACCGAAGAAGGTGAGCTGCTACACCACCTTTACGGCCAGCCATCCTGCATCACGCCCTACGCGCGCGGTTACTTCAAAGACCGGACGATGATCAGCGTTCGTCACAAAGACCTGGCACAGGAGATAAATCCATGGCGCGTTTAACCACTATTCGGCTCTATGGCACGCTTGGTGCCAGATTTGGCCGAGTGCACCGGCTGGCGGTAAAAACCTCAGCAGAGGCCGTAAAGGCGTTGTGCATCAACTTCGACGGGCTGGAAGACTACCTGATGAGTGCCAAGAAAAATGGCATGACCTTCGCCGTGTTCCGAGGGAAACGCAATATCGGCGCGCAGGACTTTCAGGAGCTGGCAGGCGACAGTGATATCCGCATTGCGCCAGTGATGGAAGGGGCGAAGAAGGCTGGCATGTTTCAGACTATTCTCGGCGCTGTAATGGTTGTTGCAGGTTTGGCTTTGGGCCCTGTTGGCTGGGGTGTTGTAGGTGCAGGTTTCGCTAATGGGCTCATCATAGGCGGCATCACTTCTATGGCTGGCGGGATTTATCAGATGTTATCGCCACAACCCAAAGGCTTACAAATGCGCGACGATCCGGACAACAAACCATCCTATGCCTTCGGTGGCGCGGTCAACACTACCGCGATGGGCAATCCGGTCGCGCTGCTATATGGCGAACGTGAAATTGGCGGTGCCATCATCAGTGCCGGTATAGTCGCCGAGGATATCTAATTTTCAGCATCATTTGCTTTAGTTTATCGACTGACTGTTATGCTAGCTTACGATGCAAATCGTAATGGAGAACATTTCTATGCCGGCAGTAAAAATAATAGCCGAATGGTCAAAACAGGGGCACGGCAGTCAACCTACTTCGAAACTTGAGTTTGTCGCCGCGATAACGGCTGATGGGCACATTAAACCTGATTTAGGAGTATATGGTGTAATTACTGGTTACGACTATGGTTCTTTCCCACCAGGGGACTATTCATTCACCAGTAAAAAAAGTGACGATCAGAAATACCTCAGAATGGATTGGGGAAGAGACTATCAGCAATTCAATTCAACAATTGACGTGTTAGGAAGGCGGTTGCAGGAGTGTGAGATAATTACGCATATGGAAAAGCCGGGACCCGAAAACACATACGATTACAAGATAGTTTCTGTCACATATTTTGAGTAACACACCTACATATAATATCAACCTATCTCTGTAGGTTTTATCATTGACCTGACACTGTTAGGATTCATCCCATCTTTTACTACGGGGATAGGGATATGAAGAATATATTGGTTGTATTGGCATTAGTCGGCCTCAGCGGCTGTGCTACCAAACCAGTGTCAAATCAGCAGGCTAAAGACGCACCGGCAAAACAAATCATCAGTTCTGAGCTCTTGAAAAAGAAAGAGGGAACTGGCGAGGTCATCATTAAGCGAGATTCTGGATTCATGGGGAGCGCTTGCATGAGCAGGGTGTATGTGGATGGCAAGGAAGTGGCTGATTTGGATACTGCGCAAAAAGTCACCTTATACCCTTCTGTTGGGGAGCATATTTTTAGTGCCTGGCCAAAAGGAATTTGCGGCGGAGGTATGAGTGAGCAATCAGGTAAAGTCACTAGCGAAAAAACACTGATGTACCGGATTGGATACGGTACCAATGGCGATTTCGGTATATATCCAACGGCATTTTAATTACCAGAATTTAACTTCAACCCGCTTCGGCGGGTTTTTTTATGGACGCAATATGGCAACGATCACTGGTGCAAAGGGTGGCAGCCAGAAGCAGCACACACCTGTAGAGCAACCCGATTCGGCGCAGTCAATGGCGCGCTGCCGTATGTTGCTGGCGCTGGGGGAAGGTGAGTTTGCTGGTGGTCTGGATGCGACCCGAATTTTCCTGGACGGCACGCCGCTGGGCAATACCGACGGCTCGATGAACTTTGAGAATGTATCCTGGGAATTTCGCCCCGGCACTCAGGCTCAGACACCTATCCAGGGCTTTCCCGCGGTCGAGAACGAAACTACGGTTGGCGTAACGCTGACAAAGGCTACGCCCTGGACGCGAGCTATCAGCAATACCCAGATTGATGCTGTCCTTGTTCGTATTGGTATTCCACAACTACAGCAGCAGGAGCGCGACGGCGATATTGTTGGTGCCAGCGTTAAATACCACATTGATTTGTCCGTTGATGGTGGTGCTTCTGCCACAGTGCTGACCAAGACGGTGACTGAAAAGCTTGGTGCGCTGTATGAACTGACGCACCGCATTAATCTGCCAAAGGCTAATACCAGCTGGCAGATTCGTGTTGTGCGTGACACTGACGACAGCACCAGCCAGCTGTTACAGAACAAGACGCAAGTGCAGGCAATCACTGAGGTGATCGACGCCCGCCTGCGCTATCCCCACACGGCGCTGCTGTATGTCTCGTTTAACGCGAAGTCATTCAACAACATCCCAAAGATTTCCTGTAAACCGAAAGGGCGCATTATCCGCATCCCCGCGAATTACGATCCAATAGCCCGAACCTATTCTGGCGCCTGGGACGGAACGTTTAAATGGGGCTGGACGAACAATCCTGCGTGGATTTGGTTTGATGTTCTTACGGTGCCGCGTTTCGGCCTTGGGCGCCGCGTGAAACCTGAAATGCTCGACAAGTGGGAACTCTATCGCATCGCCCAGCGCTGCGACCAGAAGGTACCCGACGGGAAAGGCGGAAGCGGTACCGAGCCGCGCTTCATGTTTGACGTTTACATCCAGTCGCAGGCCGATGCCTGGCAGGTAATCAAGGACATCGCCGCGGGGTTCAATGGCATGACGTTCTGGGGCAACAACATGTTCAATGTTGTCTCGGACATGCCGGCGGACACGTCGAAGCTGCAAATCCTTACCCGGGCTTCGGTGGTGGGCAAGCCGGTTTACTCGAGCGGCAGTGAAAAGACCCGCTTCTCCAGTGCGTTGATTAACTTCAGCGACCCTGACAATCACTATCAAGACCGCACAACAGCGGTGATGTTCCCGGATCTGGTTAAGCAGTTCAAGTTTAAGCAGACGCAGATCACTGCGATTGGCTGCACACGTGAAAGCGAAGCGCAGCGCCGGGGGGGCTGGGCTGTCTTTTCCAACTCCCTGGATCGCATTATCACGGTTTCGACCGGGCTTGATGGGTTTGTTTACGTCCCGGGCACGGTGTTTGCGTTCGCCGATGAACGCCTTTCCGGGCGAGTATACGGTGGGCGCATTACCGGCTACAACGCAGGGCTTAAGACTGTTACCACCGATCGGGGAACCAGTGCCATTGCGGGCGATACGTTGATGATCCGCACACAGGGCGGTACCGTTGAAAATCGGGTAATCCAGGCCGTAAATGGTACGCAACTGGTGGTGACCACGCCGTTTACAGCTGCGCCGTTACCGAACGCCGTTTTCGTTATTGATGCTGGACAGCTTCGTCTCCAGTACTTCCGGGTAACGAACCTGAAATTCGATGATGAGGAAAACACCGTCACTATTACCGGCGCTGAATATAACGCGTCAAAATATGACGCCGTTGACAACAATGCGCGTCTGGATACACCGCCAATCAGCCTGATCCCGACCGGGATTGTGAATCAGCCGACTAATATCGCGGTGTCGAGCTATGACTCGGTTCGACAAGGACAACGTGTGGCCACGCTAACCGCCACCTGGAATGCGCCGTTGGATAAAAACGGCAAGCCTCAGGCAGATGTAATTGCCTATCGGGTGCAGTGGAAGCGCGGAGATAATGAATGGATTAACTTGCCTGATACTGGCCTGCGCAATATCGAAGTGCCCGGTATCTTCGAGGGCGACTACCTTGTCAGGGTCAGGGCAATTAACTCTGGGGGGGCCTCAAGTCTATGGACAACTTCAGCACTCACGCATCTGAAAGGACGCACTGGTGATGTACCTAAACCGGTTGGTCTTGCTGCAACGGATGATGTCGTTTTCGGCATCAATGTAACCTGGGGATTCCCTGCTGATTCCGGCGATACGCTTAATACAGAACTGCAATACAGCCTGACCTCTGATGGTTCGAGCCCAATGCTTCTGGCTGATGTTCCGTATCCTCAGAAACTCTATCAGCAGATGGGACTGAAGGCGGGTCAGGAGTTCTGGTACCGGGCGCGGCTGGTTGACCGTATCGGTAATCAGAGTGAATGGACTGACTTTGTGCGCGGCCAGGCAAGCATCGATGTTTCCGATATCACTGATGCCATCCTGGAGGACATCAAAAGCTCTGAAGTCTTCAAGGACCTGATCGAGGATGCAGTGGCCAGCAGTGACAAACTGGCTGAACTGTCTGATGCGATTAAGGAGAATGCTGATGGCCTGGCGGCTGCGGTTGGCTCGAATAAGCAGACAGCGGAAGCCATTATCGGCAACGCGCTGGCCATTGCTGATGTCGTTGTCCGTCAGACTGCGCAGCAGGGAGCTAACACTGCCACCTTCGAGCAGCTCAGGGAAGTGATTGCCACGGAAACTGAAGCGCGCGTTACTGACGTCACCCGGCTGGAAGCGGAAACGGCAGACAATGCTGCCGGCATTACGGAGGTCAGGCAAGCTCTGTCGGACGAAACGCAGGCCAGGGCCACCGCAGTTGACCAGCTAACTGCCGCCACCCAGGTGATTTCTGACAAAGCGGATGCTGCGGGGCAGGCCAGCTCGCAGAACAGCGCTGATATCACCAGTTTGCAGCAGGTTGTAACGGATACTACTTCGTCTATGGCATCCCGCTTGGATGAGCTGGGAGCCAGAACCGATACGGCAAATGGTGGCATCCAGAACAACGCGATAGCGCTTATCACCAGTACCCTTGCTCAGGTGAATCAGCGAATGACCCAGAGCGTGCAGTACGGTGACAACAAAGCCAGTATTGAACGCGTTGATAATGTCATGGCTGATGCCAGTAAGGCCGTTGCCGAATCGCTCAAAACGCTGGACTCAAGTGCTGGCGGGAACACCGCGAACGTGACGGATTTCGCCAAAACCATGGCGGACTTCTCTCAGGCATCAGCCATGCAGATCAACTCGCTTAAGGTCACGGTAAACGGTCAGCAGGCCGCTATTGTCCAGAACGCGCAGGTGTCGGCAGATATCAATAACAACCTGAATGCGATGTACAGCATTAAGGTCGCTGTTGACTCTAATGGTAACCAGTACGCGGCAGGGATGGGGATTGGCGTTCAGAACACACCAGCGGGGATGCAGTCGCAGGTGCTGTTCCTGGCTGACCGCTTCGCTGTGATGACTCAGGCCGGCGGCGCCGTGACTCTGCCGTTTGTTATACAGAACGGACAGACGTTTATCCGCGATACATTTATCCAGGATGGGACTATCACCAACGCGAAGATCGGAAGTTTCATTCAATCGAGTAACTACGTTGCAGGATCAGTTGGGTGGAAGCTGGATAAGTCCGGGACTTTCGAAAATTACGGCTCAACTGCTGGCGAGGGCTCGATGAAGCAAACAAATCAGACAATCAGCGTCAGGGATTCCAGTAATGTGCTGAGGGTACAGATCGGGAGGATTACCGGTACATGGTAAACATGGGGCCTCATATGAGGCCCTGATTTTTAGGGTGAAAAGTATGGCTGAATACGGTGTTCAAACATGGGACGCATCCGGCAAGGTTAACAACTACGGCATCAAACCAGTCAGCGTGAGTGGTACTCTCCAGCTGGCCGTTAACCAGAAAACAGGCTCTTATTCTGTGCCACTTCCCCCTGGCTGCAAGCTGACTTATTTCCAGATCATGAATGATGATCAGTGGGGAACGGGGCGGCGAAAGATCACCATCTCAGGTGGTACCGCAACTGTTTCGGCGGCCAGTGATACCGACTACTCAGCTGGAACGGAGCCCGCGGCTGCGGCTTATTTAATTTTCCAGATAGAGAAGGCTTAAATGGCGCAGTATGGAGTTTTACTGGCGACAACAAGCGGTGAAGTGTGGGTGACATCAAACAGCACACCCATCGCATTACAGGCTCGCAAAACGGCTGCTTTGCAAGGTACATCAGGATTTAACACTCAGGTTACGCATACTTTCAACGCAGGTCAGCCGGTTGTGGCTTTTGTCCATTGCACGGTAGAAGTGGAGATCACCCAGAAGATTAGCGGAAACACAATCACCGTTGATTTTCTCAGACCTGGCGGTACCGGTACGGCCTATGTGTATTTTTTCTCGATCTTCCCACAGACAAAGCCGGATTATGGCTTGGCCGTCTGGGATGCTTCAGGGACGCTGATTTTAACAAACGAGACACGCACACTGAGTGACGTAGTTACTCTCGGAACCGCGGGGGTAGATGCCAGTTCAGGCTTTAACATCAATACAACCAGGGCGGGGAAATGGGCCTGTATGCCGGTGATGCTCGGGCTGATCACTGGGGTAATTTCATCGGGAGGGCAGCCCCTGCCGTACGCAGCAATATACAAGAGCATGGCAAAACTTGAAGGCAGCAATACGCGTATTTACGCCCGACCGCAGACGACACCCACTGGAAGTCTTCAAAATGTCGCGTACTCAAACATGAGAAACGTGATTATGGCCATCAACTGCGCAAACTATGATTGATCGTTTTAAACGATCGATAACTGATAATTGATCTACCGAATCAATTATATCCCTCTGATTCATATTGCTATTGTGTCTCTTCATGAATACCTCTGGGATATCATAAATATGAAAAATCTAATTTTCTGTCTGACGGCAGTTATCTTGCTGTCCGGCTGCACTGGCGTACTCGAGAGACAGCAACCCGTATGCACAGGAACGGCCATGATTGGCGGGCAGGAAAATACCGTGCAGATTTACGGCGTCCGAAAGCAAAATAATCAGACGCAGTATCGTGCAGGATACCCTTTCAACTGGAACTGGATGAGTTCCAACACGTTCACCAGTACCACCTGTAAATAAACCATTCTGATTAATATCAACCCCGCCCCGGCGGGGTTTTTTATTGCGTGGAGAAAATATGATTTACACAACAGGAACGATTGCAATCAGCGGCAATACGCTAACCGGAACGGGGACAAACTTTACTGCTGCGGGCTCACTCATCCGCAACGGATGTACTGTCATCGCGCTGACCAGCCCCGCCCAGGTATTCCAGATTACCGCTATCGGTGGGGCTACCAGTCTCACCGTGACACCTGCGGCAAACCCTGCAATCCCTGTGGGGACGAAGTATTCGATTTTGCTGAGCGACAGCCTGAGTGTGGATGGCCTAGCGCAGGACATTGCTGAAACGTTCACGATGTACCAGCGTTACATGAGCGGTTTCGCTGATGTGATGAACGGCACGACAGACGTCACCATCACGATTAACGGCGTGGTCGTCACGGTACCGGGTCAGAAATCGCTGGCGAAGAAAGGGGCAAACAAAGACATCTCCAGCCTTTCCGGGCTGACTACGGCGCTCAGCGTTGACCAGGGCGGAACCGGTGCAAAAACCAAGGAAGACGCTCGCACAAACCTTGGTTTAGGAAGTGCCGCAACGGTTGATGTCCAGACAAGTGCATCAGACAGCACGACCGGAAGGGCTATGCTGAATGGTGCATTCGGATTAGGAGGGCAGAGCCTTTCTTATTTAATTGATGATGCGGCAAGCCATGCAGTGCCAAGTGGATTTTACAACGTTGTACAGGGTTACATGCCGCAGATTGGCCTCACTGCAGATTTTACTTACCTCACTATTCAGCGTGGTCTGCGGGCAACAAGGATATTGCAGGCATATAACAACCGCAGAACGTTCTTCAGTTATAGCAACGGATCAACCTGGACGTACCATGAGGCGTATACAACGGGTAATACCACAAAGGCCAGTGATGGCACGCTCAAGGCTGCATCACCGGTCGCCCGTATTGTGACGTCACAGGAAGAAAATCAGCGTACTGATATTGCCGAGGACGGCTTCTCCTGGTGTGGTTGCGCCACGGCGAACGAGGAGGCTGAAGGTGTTCATGTAAGCCGTCTCGATGTTGGTGTTTATATGCTTTCAGGCTCTGCCGGTCTGGCATCCTCTGGCTGGCAGCTTCTTCCGCCGATGGACCCGGGCGGAATGGGGGAACTCGGTATTGTAGAAGCTGAGCCGGGGGATGATGGGGCTCTGATAATCCGCCTGTTTAAGCGTAAATACATCTTAAGTGAAGATGGAGAAATGGTGAAAACGAAGGGGGCTCCAATCGACGTTCCGCTGAACAGCTGGATCGATGTGCGTCTTGATATGCCTGAAGGTAGCATCTGGAAAATGAAATTGAATACTGCCGCGCAGGCCGCAACCGGGGATTAATGACTTGTACTAGCGCAGACTTGATCTGACGGCTTCACTGACAGCACACAATCAAGTCTGATAGTCTGCTTAGAGCGAACAGCGGACACTATTGCCAACTTCAGCTATTGCCGTTTACGAAATTGCGCTTACGGTGTTTCCCGGTTGAAGCTAGCGAGAAACATCGTTATTTTCTTATCGCATAATGCTTATATGGGGAGTAATTTAGGCTAAAGGAGGAATCAATGTCACATTCGTCATCAAGAAGAAAAGTTCTAGCCGCAGAAGGCCTTCTTACGCATAGAGCGTCACACGCACGGAGTTGCGCTAACCATGTTGCGAATAGATTGGGCATAACCCGCAGCGAGCTATTGATGAAGGTTGAGAAAGATACAGGGGCGAGTTTGGTATCGCCACTTACAGAAGATGAGTTAATGAAAGCGTTTCATTATATGGAAAACCTTTAGGAGCGACTGCTGTGAGCAAAAAGCAGACTTAGTGATATAACAAGCCCTGCTTTTTGAAGTCAAAATCATGACTCTAGCCCACCGTGAGCTCTCTTTCCTGCGAGACCAGCGTCAGAAATCTCCTGCTCTCCCGGAGAGATTTTTTTTGTAACCTACACTGAAAGCCCTCAAACAATCTCATAACCCTCATTGACCTTCAAGTTGACTTTAAACCTATACTACAGTCACGGTTGATTCAGAGCCGGTAACAAGATCGGTACTTATCAGTTTGTTCTGCCCTTTACGAAGAGTTGAGCAGGATAAGCACAGTCCATTGACAGTTTATCTGAGTGGAGAAATGACATGGGTTATGTAACAACTCGCGATGGTGTTGAAATCTTCTACAAGGACTGGGGTCCAAAGGATGGTAAAGTTATTTTTTTCCATCACGGCTGGCCCCTGAGCAGCGATGACTGGGATGCCCAGATGTTATTCTTCGTAAATAAAGGCTTCCGCGTTGTGGCACATGACCGGCGTGGGCATGGTCGTTCAGGACAGGTGTGGGATGGCCACGACATGGATCATTACGCAGATGATGTTGCAGCCGTTGTGGAACATCTCAATGTACAAGGTGCGATGCATGTTGGCCATTCAACCGGCGGTGGCGAAGTTGTGCGTTATATTGCCAGACATGGTGAAGATAAAGTTTCAAAAGCCGTGTTAATCAGTGCAGTACCGCCATTGATGGTGAAAACCGACAATAATCCGCAGGGAACGCCGAAATCAGTATTTGATGACCTGCAGGCGCAACTGGCTGCTAATCGTGCCCAGTTCTATTACGACGTTCCTGCTGGACCATTTTATGGATTTAACCGCTCCGGTTCGGCGCCTTCCGAAGCTGTCATTTATAACTGGTGGCGACAGGGTATGATGGGTAGCGCCAAAGCGCACTACGATGGGATCGTTGCTTTTTCGCAAACCGACTTTACTGAAGACCTGAAAGGAATATCCATTCCCGTACTGGTGATTCACGGGGATGACGATCAGGTTGTCCCTTACGATGATTCCGGTAAGTTGTCGGCTGAACTTGTCAAAAACGGGAAACTCAATACTTATAAAGGGGCTCCCCACGGAATACCCACCACACACGCTGATCAGGTTAACGCAGATCTTCTTGCATTTATAAACAGTTAATCCAGCTGATAAAATATCTGAGTTCATGACTCCGTTACCGGTATTTTATACCGGTAACGGAGTCATCATGCTTGTGAACAGGGTACCGTGTCTTACAAATCAGACTTCGTCAATGCACTCTTTGCCCTGAAACAGACCTGGTGCAATGTCTTCCATATTACTTAACAGAATGAAGAACCGGTGCATCAACCTGCATTAGCCCCATAACCCGCAACATATTTTCCTGACATGAAATACCCTCCGGCCTGTTTTCGATGCCGCTGATTAAATTCAGTATCATGGCCTGATTATCCCTGAGTTGCTGCTGCAGGTGTCGGATCTCTTCTACCCTGGATTCAAGAGAAGCAACTAATCCCTCATGGTTCCAGCTTCCTTTCCCCTGAGGTAATACTTGACGGATCTGCTCAAGCGTAAACCCAAACTTCTGTGCCCGGTCAATAAGCATGAGTATCAGTGCGGTCTCAGGCGGATACTGGCGATAGCCATTATCCTGTCGGGGAGGGGCACTGATCAGGCCCTCCGCCTCGTAATAGCGGATGCGGGAAGGTGTAAGCCCCGTCGCTTTTGCCAGATCGCCTATCTTCATTTCATCTCCGGTGAGTCTCTTGACATTAAAGTTAACTTTAATCTTATACTCTAAAAAAAATTCAATGTCTTGGGACACCCATCAAAAATTGTAGAAGAGGAAATTAATGCAAACGATTCTGGGAGCAAGCGGACAGATTGCCCGGGAACTGGCCCGTGAATTGGCACATTCCTTCAGTACTGAGCTGAGGCTTGTCAGCCGTAATCCGCATAAGGTCACTAACAGTGACACCCTTATATCGGCTGATTTGCTTGACGGCAGTCAGACTCTGGATGCGGTAAAAGGAAGCCGCATTGTGTATTTTGCGGCAGGCCTGCCACCGGATTCCTCTCTCTGGGAAGAGCAGTTTCCTGTAATGCTTCAGAATGCACTGAATGCCACCCGGCAGGCAGGGGCTCGTTTTGTCTATTTTGACAACACGTATATGTACCCTCAGGACAGCAGACTGCAGACGGAAGACACACCATTCCAGCCATCAGGGCGAAAAGGGCGTGTCCGGGCTATGATGGCGAAGATGGTGCTGGAAGAGATGCAGCGGGGTGATATTCCTGTACTCATTGGTCGCGCCCCAGAATTTTATGGGCCCGGGAAAACCCAGAGTTTTACCAATGCCCTGGTTTTAGACAGACTTAAAGCGGGGAAAAAACCACTCGTCCCTTTGCGTGATGACACATTACGTACGCTCATCTGGACCCCTGATGCAAGCCGGGCTTTAGCGCTGCTGGGTAACACACCAGATGCCTATGGTCAGACATGGCATCTGCCCTGTTGTGAAGAGCGAATCACCTACGCGCAGTTTGTTTCTCTGGCGTGCCGTGTATTTGGAAAAGAACCGTCATGGTCAGTTCTCAGGAAGTTCTCCTTATACATTGCGGGTATGTTTTCTAAAGGGCCTCGTGAACTGCGGGAGCTCCTGCCCCGTTATGAAACAGATAATCTTTTTGACTCCTCAAAATTTAAGATGCACTTCCCGGACTTTCGTATAACAAGCTACAGGCAGGGGCTGGAAAATATATACGCTGAATGGAAAGCGACTTCCGCGTTGAAGAAAGATAATTAACCATTATGGCTGGTTGTGAATAACAGGCTCTGACAAACACCAGAAGGTTTTGCATGATTCGGTCTATTTTACATGTTGTTACCAATGTTTCTCATTTTGACAATCCGGAGCATAAAACCGGACTCTGGCTGTCAGAGCTCACTCATGCGTACGATATTTTTGCAGATCACGGCTTCAGACAAAAAATCGTGAGCCCTGCCGGTGGCCAGTCTCCCTTAGAACCTCGCTCCCTGCGGTGGCCATTTTTAGATACTTCAGCCCGGAACTGGCTTAGTGATCCCTCCAGAATGGACCTACTTGAGAATACCCTCAGTCCTGGGCAAATCGATTCCTCAGAGTATGACGCTATTTATTTCACTGGTGGTCATGCTGTTATGTGGGATTTTCCTGAAAACATCGGACTTCAGCAAATAACGCGGGATATTCATGAGCAGAGAGGCATTGTGTCCTCGGTCTGCCACGGCTATTGCGGTCTGCTGAATACCCGATTATCTGATGGTGAATTTCTCGTGAAGAGACGCAGGATCACAGGCTTTTCATGGACAGAAGAAATCCTGGCGGGTGTATCCCGAGAGATGCCATACAACGCGCAGCAGGAGATGAAGCAAAGGGGAGCCCGATATGAGAAGGCATTTCTGCCATTTACGCCCAACGTTGTCGTTGACGGGCTCCTGGTCACAGGACAGAACCCATTTTCAGCGAAGCTGACAGCCATGCGAGTGGTGTCGCTTCTTAATCCCTGATGCCGGAGCTGAGATGGCCGGACAGGGATTCAGGGTTCTCAATCTCTGGTTTATATGAGCAGTCTCAAATCGATTCGGAACAATTCTGAATGATGTCTGTCACTGGTCGTTTCTGATACTCAGAGCCGGACACAACTTCTTAAACGTTAACAGGAAAGAACAGATGAAACTGATTGAGATAACAGAACCTGGTGGCCCGGAAGTGCTTAAGGTAAGCCAGGGAAAAATACCTGAATATGGCGAGAATGAAGTCCTCATCTCAGTCAAAGCAGCTGGTGTAAATCGCCCGGATATTATGCAGAGGGAAGGGAAATATCCTATGCCGGAGGGGGTTACTCCTGTTCCCGGACTGGAAGTCTCGGGGATCGTATATGCAATCGGGAAAAGCGTTACCGATTTTTCAGTCGGCGATCGCGTGTGTGCGCTCACCAATGGGGGGGGATATGCTGAATTCTGTGCCGTTCCGGTCAGCCAGGTATTACCTGCCCCACAGAATTTAAGTTTCACGGAAGCCGCTGCACTTCCGGAAACATACTTTACAGTATGGGCCAATCTTTTTTCGCTGGGGAAAGTGAAACAGGGAGATGTTGTACTGATCCATGGTGCCGCAAGTGGCATAGGGACAACCGCCCTCGCACTGTGCGATGCCATGAATATTAAATTATTCGGTACCGTAGGAAGTGATGAGCAAATTCTCGCTCTGAAAAAGTACGGGGAGATGATTAACTTCAGGACACAGAATTTTGAAGAAGAGATCCTCGGCAGAACTGACGGGAAAGGGGTTGATGTTATTCTTGACATTGTCGGTGCCTCATATTTCAACAGAAACCTGCGGATTCTGAAAAAAGACGGGCGACTTGTACTGATTGGGTTTATGGGGGGAAGGATTGTTAAAGAATTCGATATTCAGGAACTCATCCTTAAGAGAGCCCTGGTAACAGGCTCTACGATGAGGAGTCGGAATGACGCGGAAAAAGGGGAAATAGCACAACAGCTCATACAAAATGTATGGCCTTTAATCGAGTCAGGAAAGTGTAAACCTGTCATACACCGGGTTGTTAAATTTGAAGATGTCCGGGCAGCACATGAATTACTTGAGGCCGGAAATCACATAGGTAAAGTCATTCTTACACTTGAATAAAAGGACAGCCCCACTTCAGTGTGATGATATCAGCGGGCGTGAATGGTGACGCTCACGCCCGGGAAGATCACACAATCCTCAGCGGACCCGTCCCGGGCAGTTGGGTTATAAGACTGGCACCCATTAACGTTGCAGGTGTATAGGCACCTCCTGCAACCTGATTCACCATCAGGAACTCAACCACAGTTAATGACCCTAAAATAGTCAGTGTATAACCATTCGGCGTGCGAATACGGGCGGTCTTTTTTTCACCGCTGGCGTTTATGACTTCTCCCCATACAAAAGAAGGTGTCTGCTGACGTTTTTCTTCCCCTGGCCCTATCACTGTTCTGGATATAAAGGTCTTCAGGAGTTTCTGAACCCACGCCAGTTGCAGCAAAGGCCTGATGTGGTTTGCTCTTCTTGCGCGGGAAATCATGCGGGTTGAGCCAGGCACAAAGACCTGAATGTCTGGAATCCCCGTCGTGTAATAGGCTGTAGACACGTCGCCCCAGGGAATGGTCATCGCATCCTTCTCACCATCGCCGAAGTCAATACGGCGAACGTCATATGCAATAGGCACGGTGATTATCTTCCCGCCTTGCCGAATTTTCCCTCCCTGAGCCAGCCCCTCGATTGCAGTTTTTGCCGTACCAGGAGAAAAAACAGAGCGTGAATCGAACCCCAGATTGAGCTGAATTGCATCGGGCATTGCATCCTTCAGTGCTGCAGCCACACAGTCAGTAGGAATTACGTCAAACCCGACGCCAGGGCACAATACGATGCCAGCATTCTGTGCCCGGGGATTCATTGATTGAGCAGTTTCGAACACATCTATCTCTCCTGTTATATCAAGATAATGAGTCCGGGTCCGCAGACACGTTTCCATCAACGGAAGCGCAGTAACAGAGAATGGTCCCGCGCAATTCAGCACCAGTGCACAACCCTTAAGTTGGCTGATAGCTTCAACGGTATTCTCCAGGGAGAAGATGCGGGTCTCCAGTCCAAGATCACGGGCCAGGGCTTCCACACTTTCCCGCCGTCTCCCTGCCAGAACGGGTCGATACCCCCTCCGGACTGCCTCACGGGCAATCATTTCCCCGGTATAGCCATTTGCACCGTAGATCATCCAGCAGGGTAATACCGCCTGGGAGTTTTGCTCAGTCATGGCATTGTTCTCTGCAGCAAATAAATAATTAGTCAAACAAGTCAGTATCAGAGTCTTGCACGACCATTGTGTACCAGCCGACATCTCCAGATACTGCATGACATGGATTAAAAGTATCAGGACTCCGCCGGAGAATAATGGACATTTTTTTATCGCGCAGCATTCCGGTGATACAAGTCCCACATCCGAGCATATCCCTAAAGTTAACTTTAAGGTCAATAGATGTAATCATCGAAAATTTTTTTGAACCATAGGAAAGTAATGTCCGCTCCTGGCACGAAGCTGATGTTTACTATGCCCTGCAGGATGGCTCCACACCTGGATTATTTTTTCAGATATTATCACTTACTTTTTTCTCGCTTCCAGGCGGCAGAATGAGACAAATTGTCAAAACCAGGCCATGGCTTGCACGGCCGGGTAATGGCTAAGAATGCGCGTAAACAAGAGGTTATGCCACTTATGTACCTAAATGTTTATTAAAGAATGGAATAATCTCTGACAGCGCTTGTGCCGTCGCATCCGGACGATCATACAGCTCATAATGAGATACCCCTTTCACTACCTGCAGCGTCTTCTCATTTGAGCGAGCACGCTGATAAAGCTCATAGCCGTCGCGATAAGAGCCAAAACCACCTGGAATATCGCCAATTACTATATGTAATGGCTGTATCAGTAGCTTTTCCGTAAAGGCAAAAGCATCCCAGTTTAAGGCTGGCGCGGCACTGGTCAGTCGCAGTTTGTTAGGCGAGCCTGGCTTTTGTCCGCGCGGGGTCGTGTAGTAATCAACGGCCTCAATGATGTCGATATCGTTGATGTGCGCATTCGCCAACGCTTCTGCATTATCAGGAATATAACCGACAACAAGAGCAGCGGCTCCCCGAGCTTCAGCAGTGCGCTGTGTACCCAGCGCGTCAATCGTTCTGAGCGCGGCATCCGGACTGGAATCCCCCTCACGCATAATGCGCCCATAATTGGCGGCAACCACGGTGGCAACGGCTTTGAAACGGTGATCAATGGTGGCGGCGCTGACGGCATATCCACCGCCGCCACACACGCCTAAAACCCCAATACGATCTTCATCCACGTAGGCTAAAGTCACCAGATAGTCTATCGCGCAGCGAAAGTCTTCCACGCGGGTGGATGGGTTTTCGCTAAAGCGTGGTTCACCCCCGCTTTCACCCTGGGTAGAGGCATCGAAAGCAAGAGTAATAAATCCCGCTTCAGTCAGTTTCTGGCCGTAGACTGCGCCGGATGTCTGTTCTTTACAACTGCTGATGGGATGGGCGCAAACAATCGCCGGGTATTTCTGGCTGGCGTCAAATCCTTCAGGTAAGCGAAGAGTAGCGGCAACTTGCCAGCTGTTGTGCCGGAATGAAACGACTTGTTCATGAGACATAGCAGGAGTTCCTCAAGTTAATGGCGACGTTCTGAGCATTAATGCGGGACGTTAATGTAAGGATAAACGGGTGACTTAAGCATCAACTGGCGGTCGGCATTGACGATGCCTACCGTACTGTCGCTGTCAAACAGTTGCCATGTGTATTCCGCCAGCTTTTCCGCGGTAATAAATGAGTCCTCGGCAAACAATCCATCGCCACTGATGCCACCATGGTCTGAAGAATGAGCAACGAATTCACTCTCTGTTGGACCTGGCGCGATCACTTTTGCCCGCATTTTTTTGCCCTGGTCACGCAGATTCTGCGCCAGTCCCTCGGTAAATGCGGCAACAAAGAACTTAGTCGCGCAGTAGGTAACGGCGATATCAAAGAGTGAATAACCGCCGACGGATGACACATTAATCAGCGTCGCCTCCCGATCGGCATAATCCCGGGAATACAGAAGGGAGAGCATGGTCAGGGCCTTAACATTTAAATCCAGCATCCGGGTCGCTTTCGCTAAATCGATATCCCAGGGCATGGAGAAATCGCCAAACCCCGCATTATTGATAAGCATAACGAGATCGAAATCAGCCAACTGGCGATACAGGTGTTCTGCCTGGCCTTCCTGCGCCAGATCGCACGGTTTTGCGATGACCTGCACCGCATACCGGCTTTCAATATCCTGTTTAAGTTTCTGCAATTCGTCTTCGCGTCGGGCGGTGATAATCAGGTTGTAGCCGCGGGAAGCGGACTGATAGCTAAGGGCTTTGCCGATACCTGAACTTGCGCCGGTGATAAGGGTATATTTCATGATGTCGTTCTCTGGTCAGTGGTAGCCCGGTGGGCAAGGCGTGGGTCTACAGGTTTTCTGCGAAGAAAGAGACAAATTTGCCTGTTGCTTCCGACACATATTCAGGCTGGTCATACATGGCGATATGGGTAGCACCATTAACGATATGCAGGCTTTTATTCTGGCTTGCGGCTCGCTGATAAATCTCTTCCGTCATCCAGCGCGTTCCCGCCTCGCTGCCCGCGATTACCAGCATGGACTGAGTCAGAAAAATATCGGAGAGGTTGAAGGCATCGTAGGTAACCAGCTGCGCAAGGCTGCGGGTGGTGAGCCGACTCGGCGCATTGCGATGCATTGCCCGTGGCGTGCGGTAGTACTCATAAGCCTCAGCAAAATCCCT